CCGACGCCGGCAAGGCTGGCGAGCCTATTGTAGAAATTCCCATATTCGCCCGACGCCAGATTGGAGCCGTATTCCTGTTCCGCTTTCAGCGTCGCGCCGCTGCGCAGCATGCCCCTTGCCGCCGCGCCACGATCAACCGCCTTCAAGCCCTCGTCCATGCGGAACTGATAGTCCGGCGAGGTCTGGAACATCTTCATGAAGGCGTTGCGGTTGCCTTCGGGAGAACCGCTGTCGGCGAACTGATTGACGGCTGGCGCCGGAGCCGCAGGCGCGGCCGGCGCGGCGTTATAGGCCGGGTTCGGAACCCATTGCCCCGGTTCCTGTTGCCGATTGTCGCCGGAGCCGTAATCCTGGCCCGGCTGCCATATCATCGGCTGATTCGCCGTTGACGGCGCAAGCGCGTTTGTCGCCGGCACCGCCGCAGGAGTTGCGGTGGCCGGACCAACTGTCGGCATCGCGCCGGGGATGGCTTCTCCCGTCAGGCCGCGAGACATCCAGTTGAGCGCGTTCGCGCCGGTCGCGCGCCACGGGGCGAAGTCCTCGCGAGTTTGTAGATATTGTTTGTTCTGTAGATCAGCGGCATATTTCGCGGCCTCGGACGAAGCTTCGGCCGACGCTTCCGCGCCTTCCTGCGCCTTGGACCCGGCGATGACGGACCCGACCGTGCCAAGCGCCGCCGCGCCGAGAATAGCAGCCCCGGTGCCAATCATGCCGCAATCCTCTTGATATAGGTGTTCTCGCCCGGCGCGAAGCCGCGCTTGCGATAAAGCCTCGCCAGCGCTTCCGAGCGAAGGCTTGCGACTGACGACATAATCAGCACCGTCGCGCCCTTGCTTCGCGCCGATTCTTCAAGCGCATCGAACAGAAGCCGCCCCGCTCCAAAGCGATGTTGCGTCTCGACATACCAGAATTGCTCTTGCGCGAATTTCATGCCGAGATTGCAGTAGAACGGATAGCATACGAAGCCCGTCATGCCGACCGTTTCGCCGTCATATTGCGCGACGATCAGCCCGCCTTCGATCGTTCCCTGGATCAGGCCGCGCAGAGTCGCCGCGACAGACGCTTCATCCCACGACGCAAATTCAGGCCAGCCCGCCTCATTGAAAAACAGCTTTCCCAGACGCAGAATGTCGGGGATATCCGCTTCAACCGCCGCGCGGATCAAATCGTCATCTCCAAACCGGAAGCCCGAATTGTGATCGCCGTCGCCGCGCTCGCCAGCGCTTGCAACGTCATCCCCGCCGACATGACATGGCCTTCCGCTTCCGCGACGACATAGCTTTGCCCCGGAGCAAGCGTCTTGGCTTTCAGGATCATGTTATTGTTCGCCGCCGAGCCGCCGGAAGCGACAAGATGCAGCGTCGCCGTCTCAGCGCCCGCGCTCGTATTCGTCAGCGTGATTCGCCGGATCAGCGTCGTTTTCAGCGCCGGAACAGTGTAATAGGTCGCCGCGCTTCCCGTAAGCTGCGCGGTGGTTGACATCACGACAGGGGTATTCGCCATTCTCAGAACCCCATGCTATGCAGGATTTCATTATCGGCGACTTGCTGCCGAAGAGCGTGAATGTCAGCGCTCGGCTCACGCCCTACGGCCAACAGAATATCGAACTCGTCTTGCCGTTGTGATTGCCCCGCCACATCCCCCGACGAATAAATATCGAGGTCATCGTTGCTTCCGCTGACATTGTCGGAAAACCCGCCCGTCCGCTCCCAAAGGTCTTTCAGGAAGTGAAACCAGACCGATTGAATGCGCCCCGCGCCATCGACCACCGGCGCACGAGGGGAAGGAACAACCGGGCTGCTCATGCCGCTAGTTTCACCACGTCAGCATTCGCCGCGATCAGATTAAACGGTGTCGCATTGGAATAGGTCAGCTTGAACATGCGCTGGCGAAACTGGCCCAGCCTTTTCCAGCGAACCCTTGTCCGGTATTCGCCGATTGCGCCAAGCGTGCGATCATACTCATTGGAGAACGTCCGCCCGCCATCGTCAGACCATGACAGCCAGCAGCTTGCGTCACTCCCCACGCCAACATCGAACTCGATTTCGAGGCTCGCCATCTGAACCCATTTGTTTTCCACCGCGATTGGCGAAGACATGGCGACACGTTGCAGGGTCGAACCGTCCTCGGAATACGTCTCGGGATCGAGATAAAACAGCTTCCCGGTTCCACTATCCCCCACGATGACCTTGCCGAATGCTGCTACTCCGGTGTTAATGCGCCAGCGGGCGAAATCTTCCGTTCCTGATTTCCTTTCATGCCACAGGCCGGTCGCGGCGTCGAAAACAAAGGTTTGATCCGCGTCTGGGAAAGTCAGGACGTAGAAGGAATGGCCGTGTTGCGTATAGGTCCAGCCGATCGCGTCGGAAATTGTGTCGAATTTCTCAATCGACCGCTCAATCGCGTGCGTGCTGATCCTCGCCGGCTGATAGCCATTCGCTCGATATACGATCTTGTCGTCGCCCAACCAGAAAACCGAATTGTCCATCTTCGCCGGGGAGAACTTCGCGGCGCATCCGCGCTCGATGAAGGTTCCGTCCTGCCGCTGGAATGGAAAGCTGGATGCCCCCGTGGAAACCCAAATTTCAGTTGACTTTTCGTTGAAAAACCAGACCTCGCGGTGGTCAACCAACACTCTGACCAATCTATCGGGGAAACCTTCCGAACTCGCAAAGTCAAGCGCGTCATAGGCTGTCCCGTCAAGGATTCCCGATATGATGAATTGGTCCGAGTCCGTGACCGTAAACACAAAATACCCATCGACATAATCGACCGACGAAACAGACGGAAAGTCCGGGTCCGTGATGACATTAAGCGTCGTGGTCGTGGCGATGTAGCCGCCGCCGGTGCTGCTTACAATCGCAAGCTGCGTTCCGTTGTCCGCCATCGTGACCGGGCCTGCGCCGCTGATCGCGCCGAGCAACAAAAGCGTCCCGGCTTCTGAAATTCTGTAGAGCGTGCCGCCGACGACGGCGAAGAGATAATCGCCCATGACCCGCAGGCCGCGAATTTCGATGGCGGGAATTTCAACAAATTCAAGCAACCCCGGCGAGCCGTAGAGATAGGCTTGCGTTCTCGCATCCGGCGGCGCGCTCTCGGGGATGAGATTGACGCAACGCTGTGACGATACAGGCAAGGCATCAAGCCGGTAAGACTGAGTGCAGAACGGGATGCGCACTATTGCCCCGTCGTGAAGTTGAAGATGACGCCGCGCCGCATGCCAATGGCGGGATCAACCGGAGCGGTCTGGGGCAGGCTATAGACCGCCTGCAAATAGCGCCTTCCGGTTTCTGCCCTCGCCATGACGGTCGGCGAGGCTTCCTTGCCATATTCGGACGCCAGGAGCACCGCCAGCATATATCGGACGTGCAAAACCTGCTCTTCGGGAACGTTCATCGTGTCCGTCAGGGTCATCGTCGTATGCACAAAGTCGATGCCCTCGGCGTTGAAGCCGTGCATCATCAGGTTGAGCTTCGACAGCGCGTCGCTGGATTCTTCCGAGGTCGGCGCTTCCCCGGCTTCAACCGCCATGATATCGCGCAGCGCGCCTTTGATGACATCCAGCGCTGTCGTCATGTGATGCTGTTCCTCACCCGGAAGCGCCCGGAGACAACCGCTTGCACATCGCCGGAAATCGTCACAAGCCCGATATGGCGATAGTCGCCGGACAGATCATCGGTATCGGCCGCGTCGAGAGCAACGGAGAAGGTCCCCCCAGCCGCGCTGACAATCGTCCCCGTTTTCTGGATTAGATTATCGTCGCTGTCATAGCGCCGGCCGACCCGCCAGACGATTGTTCCCCCGGTCAGGTTGACGAGCGCTTGCGTCGGACTGCGCGCCGTGAATGTCACGGTGCGATCCTCGCCGGCGATCATGTCAACGTGCTGCAAGTTCATCGCGCCCTCAACCAGTCGCCAATCGAACCGTGGAACGTCTTGAACCCGATATGGCCCATCTTGATTTCAGGATCGATCCAGACCGTTCCGCCGATGTCGCGCCAGCGCATGCAGAAGCTGTAATCCTCGCCGAAATAAAGATCGCCCTCGTGGATATTGTCGAACAGGGCATGCGCGAATCCGGTAGGGGCATATTTGTCGGCAAACCGCGTTTTGGGATAGGCGGCGACCATTTCCGTCAGCGCGCGCCGGCTAATTTTTAGAAACCCGGCCGGGACGGCCTCAACCTCCAGCAACTTCGTATCAGGATCAGCATGCAATTCCGGTTTGTCGAGATAGCGGACGAAAAACGCCAGCGGGTCTTGTCGTCTGGGATAGAGGCCGGCGACCACATCCATCGGCGCATCGACAAGGCGAAGGATTGCGCCCTCTTCCCATGTCACGTCATAGTCAACGAAGATGAGGTCCGAACCTTCCCCCGCGAGAAACTTTGAACAGATAAGATCGCGCCCATGCGCAATCATCGCATTCCCGGTTTCATCGAATATCGTTACCTTGTCGCCCCGCTCGCACAGTTTGAGCATATCGGCGATGATGCAGCGCATCGTTCCCAGATGGATCATGCCGGTATAAGCCGGAATCGCGATCCAGACATTTCGCTGCATCTAAATCCTCGCCGGTTTCACTGCGCGCATGCCATACTCAAAACATGTCTCGCCCACGACGCGCCGGTGGATCGGCTCAAAGTCCGCCTTGTAAACGAAGCGGTAGTCAGTCATCGGCGTTTTGCCGACCTGAGTTTTATATTCTTCCTGCGAAAGGAAGGTCAGACATTCCGCCGAGATTATCCGCGTATGACCCGGATCGCCCCACGCCCACGGCCCCGCCCAATACGGCGACGTTCCGAGAAACACCCCATCCGGTTTCAGGATGCGCCACCATTCCGACCATTCATCGAAATACGAGCGCCAGTCGCCTTGTTTCCCGAGATGTTCCAGCACCTCATAGGCGTGGATTTCATCGAAGGTATTGTCATCGAACGGCAACGGCCGATTGTTCAAATCCCAGACCACATCGGGCTTGTGACCCGGGTTAATGTCGAGAGTGACGAGAGCCGACCATTCCTGGCGGCCCTCGAACACAAGTCTTTTCTGGCGCGATGCGCCGGCTCCGACCAGAAGCTCCACTCAGACGGAGCCTTTGATGAGGCCGAGCGTCACGAGGTCAGCCCGCATGCGGTTGACCAGCGTATTGGACGCCTCAACGCGGGCGACAAGCGCGTTGAATGCGCCGGTGACGGACGCCGTGGTGACGATATCCGTGATCGTGGTGAGCGCCGCCGTCGAGAGCGCCGATTGAGCGGTCGCGGCCGGCTGGATGGCCGGCGTCGCGCCATAGAAGCCGACCAGCGTTGCCGCTGTTTTGCCGAGCCGCGTCCCGGAGGGGCCGCCGTCGGCGAGGTCTTGCACAGACATGGTTCATGTTCCCTTGATGTTGGTGAGTGGAAAGGGCGGCCGTTAAAGCCGCCCTCTATGCTCAGATGTCGGCCGCGAGAGAAGCGCGAACGGCAAGGCGAGGATCGATCGCCTTGATCCCGTAAAGGATGTCGAGACGCCAGTTGCTCACGTCAGTGATGCCGTCGTAAAACGGAATGACGCGAACGCTGTAGCCCTTGTAGGACTTGCGCCCAACTTCCTTGGCGCCCGGAGGGGCAACCATCGGAACACAGACGAGGCCGAACGCATTCTTGTGGAAATACAAATTCTGCGCATAGCCCGTGCTTGCCACGCCCTGCCACGTCACGGTGTTGTCATCGATGTCCGTGCCGGAAGCGAGGTGGCAAGTTTTCTGCGCGCCCGACAGGATGATCGGCGGCCAGATCGACAGATCGCCTTCGTTCGACGCCATCGTGGCGTCCGCCATCACCACGAACATTTTCAGGTGCGGCAGGGTTTCCTTCGTCACCGGGTTCACGTCGTAAACGTCGGAGATGGTGAAGGTGTCGCCCTGCTTGACGGTCGATGTTGCGCCCGCCGTTCCATCGATGTGGATGGTGATGGAGGTCGAGTCCTTGACCGCCGCCCAGGTGAACGTTCCGTCCACGATGGGGAGATCGATCAAGTCCGTGCCGGTGCGGTCGCCCGTCGTATGCGTCTTGGTATTCAGCGACGTATAGGTGTCGATGCTGCCGATCATGCCGAGCTTGCGGGTCCGATAGGCTGACTTCGCCACGTCCTGCATATAGAGCGCGGTCTGGGAGCCGAGCATTTTCCACGTATCGGCCGTGGTCAGGACGGCGTTGCGGCCATCCATCGGAACGCCGGTGATATCCATTCGTTCAGCCGCCAGCGCGAAGTCCGCGAAGGAGTCGATGCCGCCGGACGGAATCGTGACATGGTTCGGCACATACTTGTAGAGGCCGAGCAAATCGCCGTCGATCTTGTTGGCGATCTGGATCATCGCCGGCTTGATGACGCGCTCGGAAAGCTCGCCGATCTGCAAGGTCAGGTCTTGCGACGTGAACTTGAAATCGACGCCGATCTGCGTATCGACGGTGAAGGTGGTCTTGCCTTCGACAACATCCTGCATCGAGACGGTAGCGCCGGTGCGGATGATGAAGTCATTCGGCC